TATTTTTTTCTTAAAAAGGACCCAAAGGGTTTTTCTATTTTTTTTTTTTTAAAGGGCCCTTTAAAATTTTTTGAAGAAAAACTTTAAAAGGGAGGGGGGGGGGGGGCTAACTAAAAGTGCCACTACCAAGAAGCCGCGCAGATATCCGAATACAACAAGTTGCCAGGCTCCGCATCTGTGGGCGTTTACAAGATAAGCAAATTGCGGAGATGGTTGGGATGAGTCCAGCGGGCTTACGTTACCTGATGTCCACCCCCGCTTATGTTGAACTTGAGAACTCGCTTTTAGAGGGACATGTTGGGCAGATGGACCTCGAACTGGCTGGGAACGTGGAGGAGATTAGAAACCACATGCGGCACGCCGTCCCGGTTGCACAACGAACGCTACTTGAACTAGTCCTTCAGCGGCGGGATTTGCGAACAGCTCTCGTAGCCAGTAAAGAGATTTTAGACCGTGATCCTGATAAGTGCCTCTTATCGAGTAAAAACAACAGCCAGCAAGGTGGAACCGCGCCTACGGTTGGGACTTTCAATCCACAAAATGCTGGTGAGTTGCTGCAAGGAATGACAGTTGAGGCCACCAGAGTCACCCAACAACTGAAGGCCACTTTCCACAACGCCACTAACAACCCAAACCAAAACGGCCTAACAAACACCAACCCAAATGGTAACAATAACAACAACGACCCTCATAACAACAACGAGGAGCCCTTTTATGCGGTTGATGACATAAATGTCGTGCTCAGCGGGAACCCGCCGTCGTTTCTTGCAGATGAGGTAACAACAAAACAACCACCCCACAACCAACCACCACCACCACAAATGCAGCAAACGCAAACGAAAGTGCCACCACAAATAGTGGAACAGCTACAGCTTTTCGATGTAGAGGCGGGGCGGTTTTAACTACGAAGGGCGGGCTAGTTGAAAGAAAGTCCTTTTATGTGGGTTACTAGAAACCAAAGCCGAGCGAAGCGGGGGGAGTTAAGTGTCGGGTGATGATTACCAAAAGTTTCTTCTCGCACTTGTAATGTGGCGGGAGGCACGGGGTTCCGGGCTTGCTGGTATGAGAGCCGTGGGTCATTCAATCCGCAACCGCGTTAACAAATTTGCAAAAACGTATAGTCAAATCATCCTACAACCGTGGCAGTATTCATCGATGACGGCTTTTAAGAGCATCAAAAAAGTTGTTGAGGAGCGAGAGGCTATGAAAGCGGTGCCGCTCCCAAAAGACTTTATTGAACGACATTCAAACGACCTTATTGGGGATAGCCAGTTGGGAGTGTGGCCGTTCGACGGTGATCTACATGACTTTTATCAAGTTATATTATTGGCGAATGCCATCTACGATGGATCGGATAATCCTGACTTCGTTGAAGGGGCTACGCACTACTTTGCCGCGTCTATGATTAAAGGGAATGGAACTGGTCTCCCGGAGTGGGCGAAAAGCATGAGGTTCGTTAAAAGCGTGGGAGGGCATGATTTTTACATCTAACAGTGGGGACATAGGACAGTGAACGACGGTTGTAAAAGACAAAGAAGGGAGGCACTTCGTGCCGCTTAAAAAGGGAACAGGTAAAAAGACCATTGGGAAGAATATCAGTGAGATGATAAAGAGCGGACATCCGAAGGATCAGGCCGTCGCCGCTTCAATGCGAAGTGCGGGTAAGGGGAGGTTCAAAAAGAAGAAGGCTTTACCATAACAACCCAACAACCCAACAACAAAGCAGATTTTTAAAGAAAGAAAGAAGCAACAAGGGGGAGAAAATGGCAGAGACGACGAATATGACCGCTAATAAACCAGAACCAACCTCCACGGTTGGGTCAACGGTAATGGTTGAACAAACCAACGACCAGAAACAACAGCAAGTTACAGATGATGCGGCAAAGAAGCGACGACAGTTCAAACTTGAACACGATAAGGCTATTGCCCAAACAGTCGCTGAGAGTAAGTTGAACGCCGCGAAGGGACAACAAGGAGCCGTACCGGAGATTGTTTACTGCGCGGTGTGTGGGCTTGGTTCCCATCGAGAGGATTGGCAGGGACGTCAAGGAAGTGCCCAATGCGACAGTCATCCAAAAACCGTTGAACTTACGGAAGAAGAGAAGGTCAAGGCAGGTCTTTCGAACAAGGCAGTGACAACCACCGGTGCCGGCGTCGTCACAGGAACACCTGGTAACACAAACACCGCTGCTGCAAAACCCGGTAGTGACACCGCGAAGGTTGGTACAGAGTCGGCGGGGACGAACAAATAACCAACCATGCAAGCATTTGAGCCATTGTCGATGTTTGAACTAGATGCCAGGGGCTGTCCGAAAGTGGATGCCCTTGGTAATCAGGTGTTGGTAACTCCTGCGGAGCAGGCGTGGAGACATCGGCTCAATGGTTACGGCTCGTCCTTCTACCTCATAAAAATGATCTTAAAGCGAAGAAGGATGACTCCAACACTCCATCTTCCTATCTGTCAGTCGTTGGAGAAAGAGCACCTAAAGGATGGTAAAGAGTATCCTCGCGACCACTTTAAAACGACAATAGCTTGCGAAGGTATGCCTATTTGGAGGGTTCTGCCGTTTGGTGACCAAGATGAGGATAAGTTCCGCCTTTACCACCAATTAGGCATTTTCCGCTGTGAAGATGAACGTGGCAACGCCACGATTGACGAATTCATTCGTTGGATGCGTAAAATACATAACCCCTATAAACGCAACTTGTTAGTATCGGAGACTGATAAGAATGCCCGAAAGTTGGGAACACGTATACGTCGACATTTTGAAAGTAACGCCTTCTTCCGTACGTTTTATCCTGAAATTATCCCAACTAGCGCGGAGAGATGGACAGATACTAGTCTTCAGATCCATATACCCGGAAGCCAACCTAACCCGCATGGTGAAGGCACTTTTGACTTTATTGGAGTTGGAGGAGCACTTCAGTCAACACATTACAACGGGCTCCTTTTACAAGATGACCTCGTCGGAAGGAAGGCTATAGAGAGTCAGTCAGTGATGGAGAAGACCATTGAATATCATCGGTTGTTGGTGGGTGTATTTGATGAGGATGACGCACAGCATGAAAGTGATGAGCTACTTATAGGTAACCGCTGGTCCTTCCATGACCTTAACAGCTATGTTAAGGAGCATGAGCCGTGGTTTAAGTGGGAGAGTCATGCCGCCCTTGGTGGATGTTGTTCTTTACATCCCTATGGTGTTCCGATATTCCCGGAGGAGTTTAGTAAGGAAAAGCTAGAGAAGTTAAAGAAAAGGCTGGGAAGTTATCATTTTAGTTGTCAATACCTCAACAACCCATGTAATCCAGAAGACGCCGACTTTCAGGAGGACTGGCTCAACTATTTTAAAGTCAAAGTAAATCACACAACGGCGGAGCGTTTTCTAACCCATGAGGTTAAGGATGGGGTTGTTGTTAAAGATAGTAAAGTTAGTCATCTTCGTATTGTTATGGTTAGCGACCCAACGCATAGTAAAAATGCCGATCAGGGGCGATGTCGCCACTCTATAGTTGTTGTGGGGATGAACGACGAAGGTAACTACTACCTATTGGATTGTTGGGCACAGAAGTGTTCATATGATGCCTACTTCCAACAGATATTTGCAATAGCCAAGAGGTGGGGTTTACATAGGATTGGCTTCGAAACATCCGCGGGTCAAGGCTTCGCGGCTTATCATATTGAGTTTTTAAGTCAGCAGACGGGTTGGAGGTTGAAGGTTGAGGAGTTGAAAGGTGAGGTAGAGCTAGCTGATGGTTCCCTCAGTCATAAGAAAGAGTTCCGCATCCGTGATACATTAAGCCCAATCGCGGAATTTGGGCGGTTGTGGGTCCAGCGGAAACATCAGGACTTCCTTGCTGAATACAACAGCTTTCCGCGTGGCACTTACGTTGACATCCTCGACGCGTTAGCGTATGTTCCTCAGTTGCTTCGTAATCCAATGAACCAAAAGACGAGGAAGCAAATGCTTGCCTTAAATCGTCAGATGAGTAATTTAGTGGGTGCACCGTATAGTGCCGGGGCACAGCGTCAAGCGGTTAACCACTTTGCCTCAATGATGGGAAGGCAGGTTACCTCAACGGTAGTGGCAAGTAACACCGTAAAAAGTGCACAGAGTTTGATGGATGGTGTATGGCAGAAGAGAATGGGAAGCAAGTAGTGCTTTATAAACGTGAAATGCCGAGACGCTTCTCCGATAAGGTGATGTGGCATGTTGTTACGGCATCTATTAGCTTCTTAGTTGCTATTTTATTGTCGTATGTTGCGTGGTGGAACGCCTACCAACGTGACGCAGTTTCTCGGAAGGAGGTTTTGGAGATGGTTGGTCTCCAAAATGCTCCTCTTGTGGAGAAGGTTAACGACCTAAAGGAGGGTAACAAGGCAATCTTTGACAAGATTGACTCTATAAACAAGGAGTTGGTGTCAATTAGGGTAGAAACCGGCATCGAATATGGCACCGCGCAGCGTCCACTCCACTCACTTAGACATGAAAGCCCCTCAAGTATGGGAACGGAGGCTAAGTAGTGTTTAATGATTGGTTGATGCTTAGGAAGTTAGATGAGGTCCTAGCTGGGCAACAAGCGGTGATAAACGCAGTAAAAACGCAACAAAACGAAGAAACAACAAAAGTGGGAGAAATTATGAGCGCGTTGACGGATTTACAGGCGGCTGTTAACAACCTGGGAACAAGCATATCAGCGGAGATTGAGGCAGTCACGACAAAACTTCAGGCATCAATCGACAACAACAGCGGTTCGATCTCACCGGAGGACGCACAGACAGTCGTCACGCAACTTCAGGCACTTCAGTCAAAGATCGACCAGGAAACTACCGTTCTTGCGCCTCCGTCGGCACAGTCAGGGACATAAAATTGGGTTTGGGGTGGATAAGTGGCTTTTGATTTCAAGAAGTTGGTAGGTAGCGTTGCTCCAATGATTGGGACGGCTCTTGGTGGCCCATTGTGCGGAGCAGCCGCTACCGTCCTGGTTAACAAGTTGGGGCTTCAGGACAAAGTTCCTGACCCCAACGACCAAGCCGCGCTTGCCGCCGCCGTAACGCCGTTGATGAGTAACCCTGACACATTACTAAAAGTCCAGGAGGCTGATAATGATTTCAAAGAAACAATGGCAAAACTTAACATCCAAAGTGAAACAGATTTGGAGAAACTTGCTGTCGAAGATCGCGGGTCCGCTAGACAGCGGGAGATAGCTGTTAAGGATTATACCCCTGAGGTTGGCTTTTACCTCTTACTGATGGTTTTTGCCTTTTTTCTTCATTGGTTGTTTAAGTACCCAGTTCCGCCCGACAACCGCGCAATCATCTACAGTGCATTTGGGTCCTTATCAACGCTTGTTATTATGGCTGCTACTTACTTCTACGGCACAACCCGTGGGAGTGAGCAAAAGACGACGATGTTGGCAAATAGTGTTCCAACCGCAGCGGTTAAGCAACTTAATGAAAGGAAATAACCACCCACAAAAATGGGGTGTTTAGTTACTAGAAGTTCTCGGAGAGGGACAAGTGATTGAGCAGGTTAAAGTAACATTGGTCGAGTCCGAAAACGAGAAGATGAAACGCTTCTTGAAGGACAAGGTCACGGCTATTCGTAGTGGATTGCAAGAACTCCAAACGAATAAGGTTGTGATGTGGAGGAAGACCTACGAAGCAACACCTGCAATGGCGGTTAGGGAGTTTCCATTTCACAATGCTTCCAACATCGTGATCCCAGTAGCGGCCATTCACTCCGACACGTTGTTAGCTAGAGTGATGGCCGCTGTTTTCAAGACACAGCCTTTATGGGTTGCGAAGATTATTGGAGAACATGATGAAGCACGTTTATTCGAGAAGATGCGGATAGCGTTTGAAGAGCATATGCAGTACATCGGCATAGAACCATCCGAGCTTGATTTGTACCGCGTGTATCATGAGTGGATGGGGGAGACAATTCGTTTCGGAACTTCTACCGTGAAGTGCCCACGCATGAGGGAGGTTGAAGATGTTGCTACGTCTAGTAGCGATGGGTTGGGAAAGGCGGATTATTATAGACGTGTAAGGTATAGTGGGAGCAGGCCGGAGAAGATACCATTCACAGACTTCGGGTTGCCACCTAATAGTAAAACCGTGGAAAACGCACGCTTTAAATACCATTGCATTCGGTACCAATGGGATGAGTTAGAAGAGCGGGCGTGGATGGGGATTTACGACCGCACCGCTGTTAATAAGATGAAAGGACACCCGGATAGGACGTCTCCTAACTACGTAGCACAAATGCAAGAGCAAGATGCTGGTGCAAGGACACAACAAGGTTATGAAACAGGGACGTATGGCTACGCGGAGTATGATGTTTATGAATGTCATTATACGTATAAGTTAGGCCGTCGGTATGTTCAGTTGATGGCGTGGTACAACCCGCTGAATGACCAAATACTTCGCATCTACCACAAGTACTACCCAGACGACATCTTCGTCGCCGCACGGCTTTTCTATCGGGATGATTTCTTTTTCGGCTACGGCTTCTGCGAAACGCTTTCAATGCTTCAAGAAGAAGTTTCAACGATCCACAATCAACGTCGGGACAACGCAACGATTGCAATGAATATGTTCCGTGCGGACCCGGATAGTGAACTTCAAAAAGGGTTCCGCACATTTCCTGGGTGTCTAATCCCCGCAAAGAAAGATGAATTCGAGGCGGTTAATAGTGGACAACCGAACCAAATGTCGGTTGAAGAAGAACAACTAACCCTAGAACTTGCTGAAAAAAGGAGTGGTGTCAGTGCCCCGATACAAGGGATGGGAAGTGGCGTTATGTCTAAGCGCGGTGTTTACTCTAGTATGGGTACACTTTCGCTTCTTCAAGAGGGTAATACTAGGACGGACCTCAATATTACGGACATTAGGTACGCTCACACGAAACTCGGACGAATTATTGCACGTCAGGAATCAGAGTTTGGAGCGGACGATGAGGAACGCTTCCGAAAATATGGTAAGATGGGGGTAATGGTCCAACAAGCTCTACAATTATATAAAAGAGGACTATTGACCCTTCCAGTTTATGCCTCAACTGCCTCTGTTAATAGAGAGGTTGAAAAACAAGCGGATTTGATGCTTTCAGGGTTAATGCAAAAACACCATCAAATGATCGCTCAAATGTTGGGGGCAGCTAGTAACCAATTTGCACCTCCTGAAATTAAGGGGTATATGACTAAGGCAGTTGAAAGTGCCAACGCTTTGATGCAACAGGTTTTTAGGCATTTTGGTTATGATGAGGTTACGCGGTATGTGCCGGATGTGCCAGAAATGCCAACTAAAGTACAGTGGGTTGGGGCTCTTGGGGGACAACCTCCTGTTCCGGGTAATGGACAAACAGCACATCCAGGTGCACCACTAGTACCAAATGGTGTTACCACAATGCCTGCTATACAGGTGGCAGGTAATCCCACATCAGCTATACTTCAGAACTTCACACCACCACCAACTGGAGGGCCACAATGAGTGACATTTTATTGGTTGTGTTGGTTGTGTTTGTATTCGCGGTTATTTTGTGGGGGTTGAATGGCTCACGTAGATAAGCTCCTAAACAGGGCATCCGCGATGCTTGAGTGGTATAAGGATGACTGCACGGTCGCCTTTATGGAGTATTTAGTGCTGCGAAGGATTGACCTAGTTAAGCAGTTAATTGATAGTGAGGATGAGAAGGAGATGTACCGACTTCAGGGGGAAGTGCGGGGGATTGATAAGGTTTTTAGGCTTCATGAACAACTAAGGAGCCATAAAAAAGAGGGAGGTCATTGAAGTATGGCGCTACCATGGTTTAAGAGACAAGGTGAGGAATTACCTGAAGAGTTGAAAGGTATGGAGGCCGCTGACTTAGTAGCCGCCATTAACGCTTCGAAGGAAGTTCAGGGGTTGAAGGACCAACTAACTGAACTTCAAGGGAAGAGTGATGAAGCTGAGACACTTCGTCAGCAAATAGCCAACCTTGAACAGCGAATTCCTCAACAACGAGAAGAGAGACGTGAGGCGCCGAAAGGTCCAACATCATTCCTCGACGACGAAAATGCTGCATTCAACGAGCGCATGGCTCCGTATGCTATGATGATGCTTAGTAATCAGTCAGAGAGTGCGAAGTTCATTGCGCGGCAGTCCCTGAAGGGCGTCGATGCTCAAATCTGGGATAAGTACAGTACAGAGATTGAACAAGTCATGACGACGGTCGATCCGCACTACAAGGCTATGCCACAAACGTGGATGAACGCCCTCGACAACATCGCAGGCAAACACCGTAACGACATCCTAAAGATGGCCTCTGAGAAGTCGGAGTTCTTCTCTGAGAGTGCGGGGGGTGTTGGTGGTGGTGGTGGGCCACGTCCTGATGAAGTAGAGCCGACCATGACCACCGAACAGAAGAAAATCGCAAAGGGTTTTGGCGTAAAAGACGCCGATTATCTAAAGGCGATGAAGGAGATGACAGTTCGTGGCTAACGACATTACCACTAACCAACCGCGGCCAAACACACCAACCCCGTCCTCGCCATCGGTTCAAGTTGGTAAGGCACCACAACCACCAGAGGCTGCAATAGAGGTTGAAAAACCTCACCAGACGGTTGATAACCAGGACCTTCTGTTTGCTACACGGCAGGCAGTGTCGGTTGGTCGGGGTCGTCTAAACCGGGGAGATTTGTTTGATGAGACCATTGTGGCGAAGCCGCTTAGTATGGGAGAGGGGTTCTTCAACCTGAAACCGAAAAGTCCTGAGGTACTTCTTCGTGCCATAAACATGAAGGTAATAACCGCCGACGGCCCTTCATCCCTTCGTTACGATCAGGCTCACTCACAGGGTTACGTAAATGCCACTCCAGCCGACATTAAAGGGACTGTCTCTGAGATGTTTGTTAAAGATGGGGGAACGAAGATCGTAAACGGCGACCTCATCTTGATGAAAATTAGTCGAGCGGATTATCGTGCGGCCTTAAAGTACAAGGATCAGACAGCCATACAAGCGACACAAAGGGCTGGAACGGTCGACAGTGGTAACCAACAGATTATGCGAGCCGCGGAGGAACGTAACATCCCATCACGCCTTGCACGGAAGTTGCAACCATTTAACCCGACGTCGAAAGAACTTCGGGATGACTTTAACGACGAATAACAACCAAAAACGGTACGTTGTCCCAAAGGGAGGGGAGGCATGGCCTCAATTTTGATACAAGCAACACGTAGTGTGGTCGGACAACAGCCCGATCATCGTAGGTTGGCAGAGGATGCCGCCCAAACATTTCTTGACGGCGCCCCGGTTATGGTTAAGCAATCGACGGGTGGGGTTGTTGAATGGGATGGTACAACCGTTGCAAGTGGCATAGCTGGGGTTTCCAAGAGTGACGCCTCCAACCTAACAACCATCGGGACTCCACAAACTCTAACCTATGGGAAAGTCGTAAACCAACCCTTTGCGGTTAAAATTCCAATGGGTGCACCATTAAATGATGGCCGCATTGGGGTTGATACAAGCGACGCTTCAACTGTCTTCCGCGCACAAGTTGGTCCAGCACAGTCGACGGCTGTCACCGACCTGACAAAGCAGTACGGCCTTACCAAGGACTCGGATGGTCATTGGTACGTGGATAAAACGAAGACTGGCGCCTCCGCGGTTGTTGTCGTCCAAGGTTTCGACAACTGGGACAAGACACGCGGCGTTCGAATTTCGTTCATTCCAGCCGCACAACAGCAGCTTTTGTAACCCTTCGGGCTTTGCCCTGTCTTACCTCTTTGAGGGACTTTCCAACTTTGGCTTCTCCAAAGAGGAAACAGCCTATTTTAACAAGAAATTGGAGGGTTACAAATCATGATGGTTCGTGGCGAGTGGGCACAGTTAATGGCCCCAGGTCTTCACAATCTGTTCCTCCACTGGAATTTGAAGTTGCGGGAGCCAGAGTATACCCACATCTTCAATGTGGAGTCAACGGATACAGCTTTCCAAGACACGTTCGAGGCTGCTGGTCTTGGACCAATGCCTGAGAAGCCTGAAGGGGAGTCGACGGAGTATCAAGATGCAATAGAAGGTGGTTCTAAGAGAATCATTAACTATACCTATGCTCTTGGTGTCCGTTCATCGTGGGAACTTTATGAGGACGACCAACTCGGCGTTATCAAGCAGGTGCCGAAGTGTTTGTCGCGAAGCGCCCATTTCACGAAGGAGATGGCTGCGTGGAATCTATTGAACCTAGGTTTCACAACAACGCTTGTTAGTGACGGCCTCTCACTTTTCAACACTAGTCACCCATTGATGGGCGGAGCACAGGCGACCGCAATTGCACCAGGGGCTACGCCGTATGTGGCGTCGGCTGGAACATTTCCAAACCGCCCAGTCGGTATTGACCTTGACCTGTCCATCACTGCTTTACAATATGCCATAAACCTCTTCGAGAGGATGCCTGACTCAATGGGTATGCCAATCCTCATGCGTCCGAGGTTGTTGGTCATTGCACCGGAGAACAAGTGGATCGCGAGGGAGATTTTAGGGAGTCCGCATAAACCCTACACAGCCGACAACGAAATCAACAGTGTCCTAAACGAGGATTTGCATTACTTCGTTGGGCATTATTTGACGAGCCAGACAGCATGGTTCCTTCTCCCGGACAAGGAAGATCATACGATGACCTTCTACAACCGTAAGGAACTGTCCGATGACTACTCGGATGACTTTGATACGTACTCCCTGAAAACGATCAGCCGGATGCGTTTTGGCACAGGGGTTGGTACGTGGTGGGGAACTTTTGGCAGCAACGGACCGTAGAGGCAATTTGGTAGGGGCTGTTCATCTTCTAAACAGCCTTTACCCTATTTGAAGAAGGAGGCATGAAGTGCCATTACAAAGAGGTATTCTAATCGGACCGCTTCACCGATGTGACATATGTGGATGCGACTTCCGCATAGGAGAACTACAATGGCAAAACGGCCTTTTGAAGTGTTCGGAGGACATGGACAACCCCATCATGTGGCAAAGGGATAAGATCATTGTGGAGGTGTTGGGAGATGGCCGCGTAGACGCTGACATTGCTGAACAGTTGAAGGATGGTGGTGATGTTGATTGGACTGAAAACTACTAGTTCCCAATACGGAACTATAACCTTCCCCTTTGGGGAAGTTATTTATGAAATGGAGGTAACAACCGTGCCACTGCAAAATCCACCACTAACTGGCCCACCAACGCAGGACATTAGTGCCCTACAAAATCCGCCACTAACCTCACTCCACACCAACACAACCCACTTCGAAGGTTATGTTAAGTTAGTTGATCTTCCAGTGGTAGACCCGCATAACGTCGGAGCATTGTGGAACAACGCTGGGGTTGTCACCGTAAGTGCAGGTTAACTATATGAATAGGGTCGTAATCCACACAATCCCACATAAGAAGCAAAGGTACGACACAGTCGGTGACTACCGCACCAACGGTGGTGGTGTGGTTAACATCCGCATTAGCGGTATGGGGGATTGGAGGTATGAGTTTTTAGTGGCACTTCATGAATTTGTGGAGTGGGGACTTACTAAACACCAAGGGGTTAGTGAAGACACCATTGATGCTTTTGATATGAACTACAAGGGTAGTGGAGAGCCGGGGGACGACTTTAAGGCCCCCTACCACGATGCTCATATGATTGCAACCGTGGTTGAACGACTAATGGCGGGAATGTTGGGGGTTGATTGGACACAATACAATGAAGTGGTAGATTCATTGGGGTTAGAGGAGGTTAAGGATGGCAAATGACATAAGTACGAATCCTTGGGTTCTTGATATGGTTACATCAACAGTTGTCCTTCCATCTAACACAGAGGTGGAGCACTTCGAGTTCGTTGACTACACAGCAGATGCTGACGCATGTACCGTTGTAAACGCTGCCGGTAAGTTGGTGTGGGCGGAGAATGGAGCTGCTGACTTAAGGACGGTTAGGAGTGGAAAAATTGGGTGGGTTACTGGTGGGCTACGCCTAGGTGCTTTAACAGCAGGGGCTAAGGTTCTTGTCTACCATCGTCCCTAACACTATACCTAACTTCGTCCGTTCCTGACTTCGTTGTTAGTTGAGGCTTCTTGACGTGAAATTCGTCTTTTACAGTGAATTCGGTGAAACGGTCGACCTTGCCACTTATCTCCACGACGTTTATGGTCATGAGATTCATTTGTTCATTAAGGAGAAGGACTACAAAAGCATTGGAGATGGCATTGTTGATAGAACGGATGATTGGCATGAGTACCTAAATAAAGGGTATGTGTGGGTTTTTGATTCCACATCATTTGGTGGTTTGCAGGACTGGCTTCGTGGTGAAGGTGAAGCGGTGGTTGGCGGAACAAAACAAGGAGACGAGCTTGAAAACGAACGCCAACTCAACCAACGGTGGTTCAAAAGCGCAGGGTTTAAACAAGTGGAGTCTCGTAACTTCCACGACATTAAATCTGCGATACGATTCGTGGAGGTTCGTTCTGATAGAAGGTGGATACTCAAACAGAATGGTGACGCGCCTAAGTCTATCTCCTATTTGGGTAAGTTTGATGGTAGTACCGACCTGCTTTACCATCTGCAACAACTCCAACATGGGTGGAATGAAGCGGAGTATGGGAAGTTTGATTGTGATTTAATGGAGGTTGTTGAAGGAACAGAGGTTGGAGCCACCGCGTTTTTCAACGGACATAAATTCATGGAAAACGCAATGGGAAAGGTTGTTGGCTTCCTTGACTTCGAAGAGAAAAAAGAGGCAGATGGTGGGTTGGGAGAGACGTGTGGGGAGATGGGGACGGCCTTCGTTGGCTGTACGGAAGATGTTCCGCTTTTCAAAAAGATCCTACTTCGTCCTAAAATCATTGATAGGTTAAAGGATCTTAACTTTCGCGGTGTTTTTAACATCAACTGCATTATAACCGACAAGGATGAGATTGTGGCTCTTGAACCGACGATGAGGTTCGGAATGCCTGCCACTTCCTATGAGTTTATGGAAGGGCTTAACGTCGACCCAGGTACTATCCTAGACGCACTTGCACGCGGCAAGGACGTTCCGGTGGAGATTTATAGTGGCGTCGGAATGGTAATGTGTGTAGTTGCGAAGCCTTTTCCCCTTGAGGTTGATGTTGAACCACTTGGCACTTCTAGTGGGGAGAGGTTGTGGATTCTTGGCAGAGACGGACTTCCTATTAAGGACTTTACCGACTCCCAAAAAGAACATATCCATTTGTACAACTTCCGGCGGATTAAAGATGAGGAAAGTGGGGAGTATAGCTATCGTGTAGCCACTAAAAATGGCTATTTGCTAACGGTTACAAAAAAAGGCACTAACATCAAGATTTTACGACACCAACTTATTGAATACATAAAAGGCAATATTTTCCTCAATGGGATGAAGTACAGGCAAGATATTGGGAAAAGAGCAGAAGAGTTCGTTGAAACTCTTTAACTATTAGGAGGCAAGGCCGTGGCTTTCACTAACGTGTGGAACAATAATGATAACCCTTCGGACAACATGGCCGCAAACCTCCTATCGGCGGCGATTAGGATACTTCGTCAGGATGTTCAAGATCGCCTTGGGGTGTTTATTGGAAGTGGTCCGCCCTCCAACTTCCTTGAAAATGGCTTTGGTCCCGTTCCATATATTGACGCCGCCTCTGGCAAAATGTATATGGTGGCTAATGGTGCCTATACGGAGGTGACGCCACTACTCTTCACTCAATTGACCAATAGCAACCTTCCAGTTACCCTTCCCGACAACATCGGTGCCACCTTCGCAACGAAACAGCCGTTAACCGATAATAGCCTTAAAGTGGCAACAACGTCGTTTGTGAAGTCCTTTATTGGTCCTAGGAATCCAATTTCAGGGACTGGCTACATTAAAATTCCAATAGCGTGGGATGGGGATGGTAACCCTATTGAATTTTTTATGGCACAGTGGGGACAAACCCCAGCAACTTCCGGTGCGGCGACGTACATGGTTACGGTTAATGGAGTTTTTAATCCAGCATTTTCTGTATCACCTGGCTTCGCGGTTATCCCAAACGCTACGAGCACAAACGCCCACCGTGGGGTTATTTGCCACGCAACTTCACTAACTAACAACGGTTACGTTTTGACGCTTGTTTGTTCAGATGAGGCTTCAATCATTGATAATGGTATTGTTATGTTTTACGTAGCAATGGGGACGGTAACCCCGTAAGATGTCTACACAGTTAAAAAACGGTGAACAGCCTGAGTTTCCGGTTAGTGGGCCGTTCGGTGGCATTCAAAGTGAAGCGCCACTTGAGGCTATTGAACAGCTAGGCTTCGCTGATGCCGATAACATCATGTTCCGTCTAGGAGCCGCGAGGGTGCGTCCTGCCTTCGGAACTTGCCAACAGGCTACACCGTGGAGCGGCATCCTACCAGTTACGGCCCCTTACCTAGTAACCGTACGGCAGTTAAGTGGAACGGTTGTTGGTTTGACGGGGGTTGTTAAGGACCTTGGAACCGACAATATGCATGGTCAAGTTGGGGGAGGTTATGAGAACTGGACTGGTTTCTTCGACTTCTATGGAAGTGGAGAGGATCGGTTTCAAGTTGCCACGACCAACACTCAGGTGTACTTCAACAGTCCTTCAGGGTGGATTCGCCTTTACGTCCTCCTTCATGGCAACAACAAACAGTTTATGTCCTTCGCGGTTGTGGGACAGCAAGTGTGTATGAGTAATGGGGTTGATCCTATCTACGTGTGGAATGGGGCTACCAAAATCCTGAAAACCGCGTGGGACCCAGTTAAGGTGGAGACAATTGCTCCTCCCACAAGATATATGTTTGAATTTGGTAACCATTTAATAGCACTTAACACGATAGAAGAAGGGGGTCACGCTTACCAAAGGGTACACTGGAGTGGCGTTGGAGAACCGCTGGATTGGACGTCCCTTGGTAGTGGGACCAACGACTTGTTTAATGATCTTGGTCCCATTCGCGGAGGTATGAAGCTTGGACTGTATGGCTTCGTTTTCCAACAGTTCGGTTTTGTAAAGATGCAATTAACGGGGAATGGCCTTCAACCATTCTTTTTCCAACCAATTTCATCGCGTTCAAAAGGATTGGCCATTCCTCGCACTTTAGCTGCTAATGGTGAAACCTCATGCCTTTATGTTGGGGAGGATAATGTGTACATGTTCGATGGTGCCTCCCACCAACCTATAGGTGATATGCCTTTACAAGGCCGCGCAAAATCAGGTGCTCGTCAGTACATTTTTAGTGACCTAGCTGCTACGCAAGGAACCTACACGAAACCGGGTGCCTTTAGTGATGGTTTTGGCTTCGTGACGATGAACATAAACGGCACCCCATTCAATGCTTATTGGTTGGTTATTCCAGGTGTAGCTATTTGGATTCTTAACCTTGATGAGATGAATTGGACGCGATGGACGATAAATGGCCTTGCCTCTTGCATAGGTAATTTTCTTACAAAAACCGTGGTTCGTGTAGCGGATTTGGTTGGAACCGTTGCAACTCAAGAGTGGACCCCTGCTACATTAAATAATGACAATCCCTTCACCAACGTCGTCGTTGCCTTTGGGGATGGAACGTTGAAGATGTTTGACTTTAGTGGATGGAGTGAAAAACCCTGGCTTATAAAAACTGGGCAAATGCAATATGATGATCCGCGGCACTCATCTGTTACGAAGAAGTTGCGTCTCCAATACACCTACGAAGGAGATGCCAACATTAACCTAACTTTTGAGAACGAGAGGGATGAGGTTTTCACGTTTGGTTCAACGAAGTTGAAGGGCACGAGGATGGGGAAGACGTATAAAACCATCCTACCCGTTAACCTAGCGGGGGAGTTGGTAGAGATGACTATTAGTGGAGATGCTGGCGTGCCATTTGTAATGAATAGCTTTGCTCCTACTTATAGTAGCGGTGGTGAGGTTAGGGAGACGTCAACAATTACTATTGATGAGGAAAGTGGGGAACCAGTGCCGTATGTGCCGCCGGAAGCGCCCACTGACACGTATGTGCCACTAACTGAAGAGGACACTTCCATAACCGAACAAAGTCTAGGGACATCTAGCGTGACATCCCCTGACTTTTGGAATTTTGGCACGGACGCACACCCACTACCACCTGAACTTTTTACGTGGGACGCCTATTACCAACTAATAACTTGGTTAGGGCTGACTGGTTGGGTTAGTGTGGCTCCTATGTATGGTAGTAACCCTCCTCAAGGGCAGGAAGGTATTGACATTCTACAGAAGATAACCCCAACGTATGGTGGTAACCCACCACATAGTGGAGGAGGTGAAGAAGGATGAGATTTGATGCCAACGTCCGTCCAAAAGAGACAAAAACCCACGAGGTGGGTAGATGGAGTGATCTTGAACGGACCATAAATGGTGGGATAGAGTATGGAACACCGAGTCAGGATGATGGAACACCGGCTTCGCCAGGGAACATAAAAGGTTCTTGGCTTACAGTTACAACTCCAGCTACGCCTAACACGGACTTTTCGCTGGAGCATGGTTTAGGTACTATCCCGTCAGGAATAGATGTTAAGCAGAAAGATGGACCAGTTGATGTCTATAACGGCTCCACCTCTCATACGGCAACGCATGTAACCCTTCGTGCCACACAACCTAACGTTAAACTACAGTTATTTGTTCACTAACAACCGTAAGAGGATTGTAAAAATGTTGAAAAGGCTGCTGTTATTAACCATCGTTATTGCTCTAGCTGCTTTTATTCCATTAAAAGCGTTTGGACAACTCGTGCCGCAAAGTGGTATCATGCTTGGAAACGTGCAGGGAAGTGCCGTCGTCGTTGCAAATGGCGCCATCCGTGTTTGCACGGCTCCGACATCAACAACAACACCTTGCAATACCCAAGCAACCATCTACCCAGTTTTAACAAATGGGACGTGCGGAACTAACCCTATAAGTAGTGGTGCCACGGATGTTAATGGCAACTATAGTGTGTGTGTGGCACCAGGGCAGTACGTCTTCGAGACGTCATCTGCCAAATTTGCCGTTGTTAGGTCGGTTGTTAACGTAAGTAGTAAGGCCGTTCCGGAAGTGTCGGTAAATGCTTCTACGTTTTCTGGAAGTGATTGTGGCACGAAGGTCAATGCTGCTGACATATCAGTTGTTGGTGTAGCCGCGGAGATTACGGTTAGTCAAGCATGTGGTACTACGTGGACAACACCAATAACCCTAACCAATGGTCATAGTTTAAGGTGGGCACAGGGGGGCACCTACGTAGTGGCACCAGCGAATATAGCCCTTGGTAATAACCTAATTGATTTTGGCACTGCAACGGTGCAACTTGCCGCGCAAAGTGGGGGCATGGCTGGAAGTACGACGGCAACTAGTCCAATGTGGCGGCTTACGGATGGAACGACTGTTGCATCAAACGTGACGTTCCAAAACGGCACCGTTGACGGCAACTACGTTGGTCAAACAGCACCTTGTGACCACTTTTGGACATGCGTGGCGTTCGTGGACGTTAAAGGGACGGCTACCAGCGCTCCGTCCTTCGTTAAGGTCAAGGATATGAAGTTCGTCAATTGGAAGGGACGTCCAGTCACCATCCATGGCTACAACGAAGCCGTGCCCTACCCATCAGATGTATCGGTGACCGACAGCCAATTTAGCACGTTGGGTGAAAGTGCTGTGGCTAGTTCTGGCCTTGTCCAAAATCTAACGTTTAGCGGCAACCGCGTGACCAACTGGTCCTTGCTTAACACTAACGTGTACGCCGCTCTAAGCATGACGCAGAACAATACCGACCCGGCGAAGAACATCGCCATAACTGGCAACAAGTTCCTAAACACGACGGCCACCGAGTACGCCGTCGAATTGTTCCAAGGCTTTGCCGGCGGTTTCTTTCAGAACGTAACCATTCAAGGCAACACCTCGGATGCTAATGGGCTAGCTGGTGGAAGTGGTTACTCAGTAGCTATCGTAGGCGGCACCATTCAAGGC